CACGTAGGCGTCGGCGATGCTCCAGGGAATGGGATCAGAAACTCTCACACGAGGAGTCCAACTGCGCCAACTCCCAAGCCTGCGGTCGATCGCGACGGTATTGAAGTTGCCTCCCTGGCCGCAGGCAATTTGCCGTTCCGGCGTCCAGGTCTTGCCGTAGTCTTCCGAATACGAAAACATGGCGTAGGGATCGCGGGGATTGCCGAAGCCATCGGTCAGCGGGGGGATCGGCCCCATGCCGGTTTCAAAGTCCACCTGGAATTCGTTGATGGGAACGGGAATCTGCCCGCCTTCGTTTTCAATCGTCGGCCCCACGCGCGTGCGCAGGATAGGAGTGCCGTTGTCGCTCGGGGAACGCGAAGTTAGGTTGTAGACGTTGCCGCTGGTGCGGTCGCCCACCAGGTGAAGACCAAAGGCGTTCATATGGCAGCGCCCAAGATGGGCAGCCTCGACCCCTTGCACCAAAGACGACCGGCGATGCCACCAGCCGAGGTCCACGTCGAGTGTCCAGGTCGCGTTTGCCGAAGGAAACCAGAGATCGTAAAAGTTCTGGCCTTGTTCCTGGCGGGCCATGCCCACGGCGTCGGAGATGGTGGTCTGCAGCGACATCCAGTATTCAAGCGCAGAATCAGAAACGCGCTGCGGAGTGAAACCGTTGGCCGCATACACAACGCCTTGACCGCGCTCATCGCCGCCCAGCCACAGAATCGTCGTGCCCTGATGAGTGGCAACGCGGGCGGCGGAATATTGCGCCGCAATGCCGACTTCCATGAAGCCGCCCGAAGCCACATCGAGAGGGAACAGCGGCGCGCCCGAGGTGTAATAGAAAACCGCGCGCTTCGAACCAAAGACGCAGAGCAGGCGATTGGCGACAACGATGGCCAACAACTGATCGGAAAATACCTGCACCTGGGAGACGGAAAGCCCTGGCCAGGTGGTCGCGTCTTCGGGATTGGAAACACTGAAATCGTTCGTCGCTTCAAGCGCAATGAAATAGCCATCGAGAAAATCGACCATCAGCACTTCGGTCGGGGGCGTAGTCAGTGCCTGAAAAGAATTGGAGGCCAGCGAAAATACGGTGAGGGTTCCCCCGGAGCAAATCAGCAGTTGTGAAGGATAGATGCCGCCAACCGTCCCTCCCGCCACCATCGTCGCCGGCTGACCGTCATCGACGATCTGGTTGTACGCAGTGCCGGCGCCGCCGTAATCAACCACTGCGCCAGACTCCCGCAATTCATAGAGATGCGTTCCAGCGACAGCGAAGGCGCGCCCGTTGCCCGTCCATTCTCCGCGCACCGAAGACAATCCCGCCGCGAGTCTCGCGAAGAGCACGAGGCCGGACGTTGGCAGCAGCAAATACGCAGTGCGCGCATTCGGCGATTCCACTTTTTGCGGCCGCCAGTTGATGAGCTGCTCCGCTGCCACGAGCGGCGAGGCCGATTGATACGCCGGACCGACGAAACCGAAGCGCATACGCTAGTGCCTGAGACTCCGGTTGGATGAGCCGGTGAAGATGTTCCCCATCTTCCCGTTGGATCCCACGATGGCCTCATCACAAACCGCTTCCTTCGCCTGCACATTGATTCCTGCGACCCGAGACTTCGCTTCGTAGGCAAGTTTCTGCACGATCTCGAATTTCGTCATGTCGCAGGGGAACTCGGCCGCCAGCCGCACCGCCAGCTGGTAGCGCAGCATCTCGGCATAGCCGGGCGGAAATAAAAACTGCGCGGTGAGGCTTGAGAACTGCTGCAGCAGCTGCCAGAGGTAGAGAATCACCGGGTTCGCCTGCGTGGGCACCGGCCAGAAATTACACAGCATGTCAGGGAACACGGCCTGCGACGCATCCACGAAGCAACCCTGCGGAAGGATCGAGGTCGTGGATTTGTTGGTGATGCCCTGCCACTGCACATCGTCGAGCATCTCCATCGGCAACTCGACCGGGGTCTGCTGCGAGGCCGAGTACATGATCGAGACCCGCTCCACCCGCGAGGGGCGCGGCAAGAGAAAGTCTTCCGTGCCGGTCGAGTTGCCGAGCTTATAGGACTGCTTGTTCGGGACGAGTGAGAGCGGGACCTGGGCGGTGTTGGTCGAGATGATGCTGATGGCGGGGATTTGCGTGCGCTCGATCGAGAAAGCGTCGAGCATCGAATTGAGCACTAGGGCGCAATCCGTCAGTTCGGCCTGGGTCAGACCGAGACCGGAACGCAGAGCACCCACCAGGCGCAACGCCGACTTGATGAAGTCAGTCGCCGAAAGCGCCAGCGGGTTCGATGGAGCAAGGACTGGCATGGCTTACCAGTCCTAGGACGCGTTCTCTCTAAGCCACTGCGTCTCTTCGGCTTTCGAGTTCACCGTCGAGGCGCTCATGGCGCGGTCCCATTCCGTCATCGCAGCCTGGAAGTTCGCGAGTGCGACGTCGCCGGGGATGGCAACGCCGTTCACGACCTGGAATTGCTTCAGCTCAGGACGCGGCCACTTACCCATCATCTTGGGGTATTCCTGGTGTTTGTAGGGCTTGGGCAGGTACCTGCCATGATTGCCCGCGGTGGGAACGTATTCGTGAGAGCCGCGGCGAATCTGCTCTTGCTTCGCCGGGTCCTCCATGTTGAAATTGCCGCCGGTTGCCATAGAGATCTCCTTGGTGATGAAAAATAAGGGGAGTGACTAACTGTAAGTCGATTCGGTTAACCAGCCTGGTTTTCTTCGGCGTCCGTCTTCGCTTCGTTGTAAGACTTTTCTGCGGCGGCGCTGTTTACGACCACCGGCTGAAGGCCTACACCTGAGGGATGCTCGACGTGATCGACTGCTTTCGGGAACTCCTGAATCGACCGGGGATCGAGATCCGGGCTGTTTTTGGTTGTGGGAACATGTGTGCCGCGCGTGGCCTGCTCGTGGGCATCGAATGCAGTCGGCTTAATCACGCTCTTGCCGTCGAGCGCGGCGCCGTGGGAGTTGTAGTTCTCCTGCGTCATAGAAATCTCCTTGAAATGGTTTTGAAAGTGGGCGCTGATGACGCTCAACGCCCGAAGCGCTCCCAGGGGCCTAGGAGGTGCGGAATGAATCACGAAGCAGCTGGTTAGCCGCTAATGACCCACTTCGATTGCACGGCGTCCCACACGAAGGTGTACGCCTTGCCGGTCAATGTGGTGATGGCGGCTCCGATTTCCAAATTCCCGCCGGTGCCGAACATTGAAGCAGTTCCGGTATCGACGATCATCGTGAACAAACAACCACCGACCGCGGTTGCGTCGCAGCCGATCGGAGTGGTGATGGTGGTCACCGGAGTTGTGCCCGTGAGGTGGAACAGCGGCCCACTGGGCAGGATGGTGGTGGCCGAAGCGACCGCCGTATTTGGAACATCATCCGCCGCGGTGAGTGGATTCACGAAGCCCGGAATCCAGGTCTTAGAGATGGTCGAGCACAACCACTGCGACCCGCTCAGGATGTTTACCCACGGAGTCGTGGGCGTGCCCGAAGGGGTGCAGGCGCCATTGGCTGGCGGGTCCTGCTGAAACAATCCATTCGGAGTCGGGTTCCCGCCTTGCGACAGGGTTACAGCGTAATTAGCGCCGTAGAGCACCATGTCGCCCGAGGGGTGCGGTGCCGCCTGGGTTCCAAGATAGCCGCGGTTCACGACCGCCACGCACGACGTGGTGTTGATCGAGAACACACCCATGGCTTCCCGGCCCACATAGAGGATGCTCGATGGGGTGCCGGGAAGAATCGGTGCGGCAAGTCCGGTGCACGCGGCCAGCGTGACCGTTCCTGAGATCGTCGATGAGGTTCCGGAGTAAAACGAAGGCCCGGAAACCGCCGCGGCGAGCGTGGTTTGGGTGAGCGCAGCCTGGCCGAACGAAACTCCAGCCAGACCCGCCAGAAGAACGAGAAGCGTTGCGATTTTTCTGTAGGTCATGTTGTTTTTCTCTTTTCTCTTGGAATTGTGAAAGTGTGATTGTTAAGTCACACTCGGGTCTAGCTGGCGATCCGCACCGCGGCCTGGCCGTACATGGTGAGCCATCCACCGAGCACGTCTAACCGCATCAGCAGCCGATCGGTGTTGATGTCAGGCTGAGCCCACATACGAATCGCCAGGCCCAACTCTTTATCTGCCGCCATTTCCATCATGTGCTGGTTCTCGTACATTTCGAGATCCGCGCAGCCAAAGCAGAAGGCCTCGGGATGGAACGCCACGCCGCGATAGGACTGAACCGCAGAGGTGCCCTGCACCGTGATCGCGGCCGAGTTCGCCGGCGACACATCGACGGTCTGGTAAGGACCGGCGAGGGTGATGCCGTCGCCATCGACGCACGCGATCGGGATGTTGACCTGACCGGAGCCGTTGGTGTTGCAAGCCGCAGTGACAACGAACGGCCGCAGATCGCCGGTCGATTGGCGGGTCAGCGGATTGATGCGGTGAACCCCGGCGAAGAAAATCACATCGCCCTGGTTCAGTACGTTGGTATTGTTCGACCAGCCGGAAGTTGCGATCGAGCTGCCCGTCTGGTTGGCGCCGTTCACAACCGGAGATCCGCCCTGGGTGCCGGTGGTGAAGGTCGGAGCGTTCTGGGTCATGAACCAATCGAATCCCAGACCTTTCGCGACCAGGCCCTTGAAGTAATCGGCCTCACCGCCCTCGCCTTTTGCCAGGTTGCGCAAGAAAGCGAAGCTCGCAGTGCCGGATCCGGTGGCCACGAGGCCTTGGAGTGCCGGGAAAATGCTGCGCTGCATGCGCGGTGAGATGTGGACCGACAATCCTTCCACGTCATCGATGGGAAAACCTTCATCGGCGAGCACCTGCAGAGCGTTCAAATACGTGTCAGGAGTTGAGGGCACCGTTCCCGGTGTTCCCACTTCCGCCGGCACGTTGATGAACTGCTGCAGACCGTCGTAGTCGATGTCGTTGGCGAGCTGGACGATCTTTGGTTTGGTGACGCGGTTGGTGAAATCATCGAGCGACAAAGACAGATCGGACGAGGTGAAGCCTGCGGCCTGCTGGTACTGCTTGTTAAGCGCCAGAGGTACCGAGCGTTCGATGTAGTCCTGGAGTTGAATCCCCTGGCCCGCAGTGGAAACAGAACGCGCGGGTTTGCGGATGTTGATGATATAGCCGATCTTCGCGCCGGTGCGGCCGAATTTATCGTCGTAGCGGCGGACCACTTTCTTGGTGAAGGAGACGGAGTTTTCAAGCACCATCAAGTTCTTGAAGCTGATCTCCTGGTTGGTAAGGATCATGTTTGACAAGGTGAATTCTCCTGTTTACGCTCCCCGGCGCTGGGCGGCTTTAAAGGCTTTGAAATCCTTGTTGTTGGCGGCTTCGCGCGAGGTGAGCGATGAGGTGGTGGCCGAAGTCGAGACCGGCGTGACCGGCGCGGGCAGTTTCTTCGGCGGGATTTTTCTTTCCGCGTTGCCTGGAGTCTTGCTCTTCAGTTTGTCGGCCAGTCGGCCAACTTCAATGGCGGCGCGGTACGGTGTCATCTCGCCAAGCCTGTCGATTTCCTCGGGATGCTGCCCCAGGTAGTAGGTCACTGCGGGCCCCTCTTTTCCGAGATCGACAATGGCGAAGTAAACGGGATCGGGAATGGGTAGTTCTTGGTTGACTACATCGTCCCAGTCGTCGTGTTCCTCTTTGAACTCCGGCACTGAGGTTTGGTAGTGGGTGAAATTCTTTCGCATCTTCGCCTCGAGAGCGGTCTTCGATTGCTCGGCTTGCTCTTTGGCGCGGCGAAGCTGGTAGCGGTAGTCGAACATGGCGTCGTCGTATTCGGCATCGGTCTTAAAGTCTTTGCGCTCGGGCGCTTTGGGCGCGGCCGCGACAGGCTCTTTCTTTTCGCCGCCCCTGCCTTCGAGGGCAGCCACGCGATCGGCGAGCCGGCGGTTCTCATCCTTCAGGTCCTTGGTGGCCTTTTCGACCGCTTTCTGGCGTCGTGATTTCTTGGGCAAGGCGGCGAGACGTGCGGCTTCGGCTGCTTCCTCGGCCTCCTCCTGCGCGGTGGCAAAGGTCTCTTGCGCCTCGGCGAACTCTTCGTCCGTCTTGAAATCTTCGCGCTTCGGCTCGACTGGCGTTTCGACGGCCGCGGCTGCCGGTTTCTCCGGTTCGTGCCCGTTTTCGGTCAGAACTTTCTCGATCGCTTCTTGTGTGGCCCCGACTGACGAACTGGCCATAACGATTCCTGATGGTGTCATCACTTCCTCCTGGTTTGGGTGTGTGGTGTGTTTTGCTACTGAACTGGTTGCGGCCGCGGTGTTGGAGCGGCTGGCGTGATCGGTTGCACCTTGGGTTCAACTTGTCCCGGCAATTCGGGCGTGTCCGGTGGGGCGCCGGCGTCGTCCGAGATCGACATATTCTCGTGCAGCACCTGCAGGCGCTGGGAAATCGCTTCAAGCTGCGCATCCATCTGGGCCTGCGCGGCCGCGTCCTGCGATTTCAGCCGCTGCAGCATGAGCTGCGTCCAGTTGTTCATCAGCGCCACGCGCTCGCGGCTTTCTAGATCGAGCCGCTTGGTGCGTATGGTGTCGGACGCGCGATTCAGCTCCTGCAGCATCTGGTTGTGCATCTGCGAGAGCTGGGCGAGCTGCGCCTGCGCCGCGTTGAACTTCGCCTGCAGGTCCTCGGAGTCGGTGTCCTGTAGATTCGGCGGCAGCATTTTCTTAAAACGATCGGCGAGGACGTCGGCGTCGGGAAAGTCGGCGTTTTTGGCCCAGATATCACCCACGATCGGCAGCATCACTTCCGGATTCTCGTTGATCACCATCGTCATCGCCCGGAACGCCTCTTGCCGCGCGGCTTTGTACATCGGCCCGGTCGAGAGCACGAGATCGTAATCGCCAACTCCCACGTCGTAGGCTTTCTTGAGGCCCATCTGCTCGTTGATGAGTTTTTGCGCGTCGGCGGAGTTGGTGTCGTTCTGGGAGTTGTAGATCACCGCATGGCGCACGCTGTCGTCGGGGTTCACGATGCGCTGCACACGCGCGGAGTTGATGCACTTCGGCCAGAGATCGAGCAGGATTACGCCCTGCCAGGCGATCGTTTGATTCAGATTGTCGTGCCAAGAGACGGCGCCGGTGTCGGTCTGCTGCTGGCGGGTGAGAATGGCAAATCCGGAGTCCGGCTGACTGCCCGATTCTTCGCCGAGCGACGGCCCGTAGATGCCGATCACGGCTTTCATGTCGTAGTCGGCCTGCTTGATGACCTCCGACATCGCCTGGATCGGAGCTTCGCGGCCGGCACGCTGCGGCGGAGGCAACTCCTTCCCGTTGGCGTCATAAGCCTTGAAATATATGTGGGAAAAGTTCTTGCGGTTCATCTGGCGGTAGTCGTTGTCCCATTGCGCGTTCTCCTCGGGCACCAACAGCGGGTCTTTCGAGACCAGATCCACCTGCTCGACTTGCCGGGTCACCATGAAGTCGTAGATACGCTGGGCATCACGGTAATCGCGCACCATCCCGGCGCGATAGATTTTTCCGTTGACATTCAACCGCACTCCGTTCACTTCAGGGAAGGGAAGGTAGCGGCCCAGCCAGTCGTATTTTTGGATGATCGAGATGGCGTCGTGCTTGATGCAGTGCACGTTGCGGATAATGGTGTCGCGCTCATCGACCACACGCGCCTTGGTGAGATCGTCGATGATCTTTTCTTTCAGTATGGTGGTTCCGTCGTCGAGCAAGCAAAGCACCTTGGCCTGCAGTTCAATCCACCAATATTCCGCCACCCGGACACCGTCTTTGGTGACCCAGCCTGGCTCAGCATTGCCCTGAGAGCTGGGGAATGAAAGTTTCTTCAGCTCGGTGTCTCCGAACTCGGCAATGTAGTCGGCTTTCGAGTAATCGCGGATCACGTGGCCCCAGAGCGGATCGGTGCCGTCCGGACGGCGCACGGGCGAAAGATAGACCGCGAAGGGGTTCTCGATCGCTTGAATGCGGGGCTCTTGATCGAACGATGTGTCCGAAACGTACTCTGTGTTGACTCGCCACGGGCACACGCCGATCCGCATCATCATGTCGTAGCTGCTGTCGTAAGTGTTGTCCGCCCTGCTGACGACTTCAATGTGCCGCAGCACGCCCTGGTGGATCTTCGCCGCTTCGCGGTCCGCGCCGTTGCCCACGGGACTCACCAGCATGGCGGGGCGGTGCTGGCGTTCTTCGCCGGTGTACTGCCGCAAAAAGGCTGGCGCCCGGTTGATGGTGAGGCAGGGCTTGCCTTCGATTTCACGATTGGCTTTGACGGCCTCGTCCCATTGCCCGGTGCCGATCGAGAACTTCAGATCTTCGAGCGCCTGGCGGCGCCAGTCTGACTCGGCCTCGGCGGTGATCTTAAACCGCTTCAGCGAGGTCGTGATCAGCTCTTCAGAGTCCGAGATGCGCTTGTTGCGCTTTTTCGATTTGGACGAGAGGACTACAGGCAAGCGGCCATCTCCTCGATCGAGACGTTTTCCACGACCCGCACGTCGGCTTCCTGACAGAGCACCACATTCGGGCCGCGCCCTTCGTAATCACATGACCAGGACTCCCAGTCGGAGTAGTGGCCGATCACCACGCGATCGCCCGGCTTCAAGGTGGTGGGAATGAAGTACTGCCTGGTGTTCTCCCAGGTTTCGCCCGGCTTTTCGTGCCACTTCCCAGGGCCGACTGCCACTACAGTTCCGGTCCGCGTGCCGATCTCCTGGTTGCGGGCGATGTCAGGGATCACCAGGCGCGGGCTTGCGGGGCGTTCACCATCGAGCACAACGAGGATGTGATTGCCCATCGGTTTGACCTTTAAAGGGTCAAACCACAGCCCGCCCGCCTGGGTGCGTTGTGGGCGCCAGGTCTCAGATGACACCGGCGCGTGCTTGATGGCTTCGCGAGTGAGAGGCATTTTAGAGAGGAATTCGCATCCAGCCGATTTGGGTGCGCCACACGTGGACGTCGCAGATCGGGCGGTGTGGCGAGAGATACAAACAAAACCCCCTGAACCAATCACAGGGAAAAATATAGAAGTAGCAATCCACGAAAGCCTTCACGCCAGGTCGCTCAGTTTCTTCATGCCGCCGTGGACTTTCGCTTCATGCTTTTTCTGCATGCGCTTGCCCTTGGGGGTTTCTTTGTTCCCGCGCATGGCGCCCAGGTTGTTCATGGCGCCATAGACGTAGCGATCGGCACGTTTGCCTTCGAAGCCTTTGGCCGCGGCCTTCTTCTTCAGCTTCGCTTCGAGAAATGCCGGCATCTATTTGCAGCCGCGCTCTGTGCCGCAGGCGCGCGCGTTGGCGTGGTAGGTGGAGGGCAAGCCGCCCGAGCCGATCTTCTTGTTGGCCGGCTTTTCCGTTTTGATGGTTTTGGTGTTCTGTAGTCCCGAGCCGATGCCGGGTTTCGCTGCTTTGCCTTTCATGGTTATTCGGTCTCCTCTTCTTCGGTTTGAGATTCGTCGCCGTTGCCTTCTGCATTGGTCATGAGCGGAATTCCGCCGTGTTTCACCAGGTGCTTCATGATGTGCTCGCCGCCCTGGGATTTGCCTTCGGCGTTGAACTTCACTTCCTTCGACTCGTGGTCGTAGCCCGTGTAAACGTGCTTCACGATGTGGCCGCCGCCGAGCTGGGGATGGAGCTCAAGGTGGTCAAGAGTTTTCGGGCTGCGCTTCTTTGCGGTCGATTCAGCTACTTGGATTCCGGCCATATTGGCTCCTTTTGAGTTCGCTCAGCCAGTCGCAGGACATGTGAAGAGCGGGACTGTTTTGCGCGACGGCTACTTCGATCAGGCGGTTGAGCATTTCCTTGGTGAGAATGTAAAACACCGGCTCGCGTACGCCGTCGATCAGGCTTACCCCATCCATGAGCCGTCTCCGGTGCGCTCCCAGGCGCTGATCACTGGCGGCTGCGCCGAGATCGGCTTAATGAATGTGACGGGCAGCGCGAACGTCAGCGCCAGCGCGTCGGCATCGTCGGGCGAAGAGGAATCCATTCCGGCTTTCGCAAGGCGTTTCTTCATCAGGTCTTTGGGTTCGAGCTTGATGCGCTGCTCGCGGTCCGGAATGAGCATCGGCTTTTGCAGATCCACCTGCAGCTCGCGGTCGTCGTCGATGGCGCCCCCTTCGCGCAACCAATCCTTCATCCCGCCCCACATCTCATCGCGGCGGAGAACGTAGAACTTGGAGTTCAGCGCCTGGTCGCCGAAGTTGATGCCCATGACGTTTTTGAAGCCGAGCTGCTGCAGGCCTGCGAGGATGGCGCCAGCGTTGCCACCGACGCCCGAGTTATCGAGGAACATCATCGACACCGCACTGCCGTCGTATTTCTTCCGTAAAATATCCGCCAATCGTTCGCGCACGACGGTAGGGTTCTTTGTGTGTTCGCCGCGAATTTTGACTGGCGGAATTGTGCGCGCGTCAAGCCCTCGCCGGAAACGGATCACGGTATCATCGGAGCCGCCCCAGGAGAGATCGACGCCGGCGATCAGGGCGTCATCGTCCAACTTGACCGCGGTTCGCGTCTGCGCGGCTTCGATGATGTCGAGCGGGATGAACTTGCCTTCACCGCCCAGCGGGTAAAGCCCGAGCCAGCGTACGCGGACGTGATCGGAGTTTTCGCCATAGACGGCGATGTCTTCGTTGATTTCCTCGACGTTCACGCCCTCGACGGTCCGGGAGTCGATGACCTCGGGGTTCCAGCGATGCCGCTGGCTGCCGAACACCGCGTCGAACATGAAACCATCGGAGCGCGTGCATTGACTGGCCGCAAGCCAGATGATCTCGGTGCGGGTGTCGGTCATCGCGCCTTCCTGCGTCTTCCAGATCACATCGGGAATGCCGGCGGATTCGTCGTAGAGGATGATCAGCCGCTTGCCTTTGTTGTGGGCGCCAGCCGAAGCCTGGGGATTTTCTTCCGACCAGGTGTTGAAGTCCGCGCGCCAGGTGGTCTCGTGGCCCGATTCGCGCACCTTGATCGATGTCACGTTCACTTCGAACAGATCCGCGTTGGCGCCCAGGCGAAACCACTTCGCACATTCGGGCTGGGTTTTGGTCTTGAGCTGGTCGCCGGTGCCGGCCATGAGGATCACTTTGCAGTCTTCAAAGGTCGAGAGACCCCAGTGCGTGATCCAGGCAAACTCTGTCGTCTTGCCGATGCCGTGGCCCGAGGATTTGGCTTTGCGGAAGGGTTTGTAGCGGCTCTCAGGATTGCGCAGATGCTCCCCGAGTTCTTTTAAGAACTTGACCTGGTGCGCGCGCGGCCCAGCTTCGCCGGCGAGCTCGCCGGTTCCCCAGGGATAGGCGCACATCACAAAGCCGAGCGGATCATCGGTGAATTCCGCCAGCTCGCGCTGTATTTCAGCGAGAGGATTTATTGCGGCTGCGCTCATATTGTTGTTTTCGTTCGCGGACCTGGCGGACCACATCCGCCATCGACACATTCACGTTGAGGTCGATCGGCTTGTCGTGCACGTGGTTGATGGTCTTCACGGGTTCGCCTTCGTGCTGGTTGTGGAGGTATTTGCGCGTGTCGAGCGCGATCCGCTGATCTAGGCTGTCCCAAAAACGACGCCACCCGGCAACATCGATCGGATCGCCTTCCTTTGGTGGCAGTGCATTAAGTTTTTCAATGAGTTCACCGGAACGGATACGGCCTTTAATGGTGCGGCCGTCGATCGGCTCGGGCGGTGTGATCTCACGTTTTTTTCTGCCTGCATTCGGACGCTTTCCCCCGCGTTTGTTCTTTTTCGCGGCCATTTGAAAAAAGCACTATTAATCAAATGATTTGGGCGGAATCAAATGCCGGCGGGAGGCCGTAAACCGATGAGCCGCCAAGGAGTTAAGGGCACAATCGGCGTTTTCGGAATCAAATAGGAAATCAAATGGGACCGGAAAAACGCCCATTTTTACGCCGCTAAGTTGTTGATTTTTCATTTCGGTCGATATGAAACGCGCCTACTAGGCGGTTTTCCGCTGTTTTTGCCGCCAGCGCGTGGTGCGGCTCGGGCCGCGCTTCGGGTCAATCTTTCGACCAGGTAACCGGCCTTCCGATCGAGCCAGGGCGAGGCCGGCTTTAGTGCGCTCCGCAATCACATTCCGCTCAAATTCTGCGAACACGGCGAGGATCCCAAAGATCACTTTGCCGATCGAGCTGGTGAGGTCGAAGTTATCACGCTGGCAGATGAACGAGACTTTCGCGGCCTGTAGTTCAGCAATGAGGCTGTGCAGATCCAGCACCGACCGACCGAAGCGATCGAGGCGCCACACCACCACGGCGTCGATGTCGTAGTTTCCGGCTCGCACATCGCGCATCAGTTTTTGTAGTTGCGGCCGCTGCATGTTCTTGCCGCTGGCGCGATCCACATATTCGGCGATCACTTTATGGCCCTCGCGCTTCGACCATTCCCTCAGCTCACGGAGCTGCACTTCGGGATTCTGGTCGCGCTTCTGATCCTCGGAGGGATTTATGCGGGCCAACTTCGATACGCGGGCGTAGAGAGCGACGTTCATCGCACGCAAACCCACACATAGCCGGCCAGGCTGAGCGGTTTCTTTCCGAGAAGCCTACACCAGGCTGCGTAGCGTTCGTAACGAGCTTTGAAGGTGGGGAGCATTAGCGGCCTACGACCGCCGCAAACTTGTGGCCCAGCTCGATGCAATCAATCAGGCTGTTCGCCATCCAGCCGAGCATTGCTCCTTCGAGGCCCAGAACGAAGGTCAGAAACCACATCTTCAACTTCTGATCGTGGAGGCGGTCGAAGGCGATCTCCACATCACCCAGTAGTTCTTCGCGGGTGCGGTGCTTGTAGGCGTCCCGCCAGTCGTCCGGGATGCGGCGGAATGTCTTGGACCAGGCGTGCATGGACTTCAGTTAGCCGATCGCAGCCAGGCGCCGGGTTGCCAGCACACTCTCAATGCACTCGCGGGCGTAGTCCTCCGGTGTCATGGTCAGGTCTTCGTCCAGCTCCGCCGAATCAAGCGTGGCGATCACCAACTCCTCGTGGAGTTTTCCCGAGATTGTGATGGTGATGCGCTGCATGGTGCTCTCACGCGGTTGCCGCTCCCGCGTATTGCTGGAAGTCGGCTGGCGTCGTAGTTACTAACTGGATTTTCGGTTTCGGCCCCACCCAGCGCAGGCCGGGGATTTCGCCGGTAGTGAAGCCGAGCTTCGAGATCGCCACCGTTTCGACTCTTTGCGCCCGTTCGCCGAAGTAGAGCAGCTCGCGGCAGATGATGCCTCGAGCTGGAGACGACGGATCAACCCAGTCGGCGCGGCCAGCGTTCACCTGCTCTGTCACGTAGAACAGGCTCTTTTTGAGGAAGGGACGGTCCACGGAGGGGTTCGACCGTCGAGCGAAGACAGGAATTCTCATGGGGTTCTGCGGTATGCGCGGCTGCGACGCGCCGGCGGGCGTTCGAGCAGGTGTGCCTGGGACCACGGGGACGACGGAAACAGTCCTGAGAGTGGCTTAAAGAAGGGAAGGGAAGCAAGTTACCGAAGTGAGAAGGACTTTAGATTCGAAATCACGAAGAATGATGGTCTACGAAGTGCGTCTCCAAATGTGCTGGGACTTTGTTTTTCACCCATATGCGAAACAGCACTTTTCGGTGACACACTGGGCAGCGTTGTTCGATTTTATCAACGCCAGGAGCGGTGGGCCGCGATACCAACCCTCTGCGACACGCGCCACAGCGCCATTTGATTCCGCCCCCTTTGACCGGAAATGCAGTTGCGAGAACTTCGACGCCGGAATCGAGGATTGTAAGAAAGTCCATCATCATGAATTATATCCTCTACGAAGTGCGGCTCCGTGGTGAGGGGCTTCCGGGGCCAGCTACCCACGGTCAGGCTTGCGGGTGGTGGGTCTGTAAATCTCATCGATTCGTCTGCCCCAGTGGTCGTAGAGCATCGGCGGCGCGAGTTGATATTGGATCATCTCCGCTTCGGCGGCCCGCATCAATTCCATACGTTCACGCGCCCGATATATCTCCCACATTTCTGGCCACTCGATTCCGCAGCAGCGCAGGAAATGGCAGTCGAACTCAGCGGCGGCGAATTCAGGTGAGCGCGGCCAAACCGTTTTCACTTCGATTCCTTCTTCTGCTTCGCCCAGCGGGCCTCGGCAGCCATCACACCCAACGGAACCACACTGCCGCTTCCCGAAACCTCGGATAGTTGCGCGGGATACGCCTCACGATTCGCATCCTCCACCAGATCATCAGGAGTAGCGCCCACGTCATTTGTCCTTCTTTGTTTTGGCCCAACGCGCCGACACTGCTTTGCGGGCAGCTTCCTGTCGTTCTTTTACGGTGCGACGTTGCGCCGTGGCCTTTCCGCCTTTGCGCCCGATCCGGGAGAGGTGCTCACTCAAGGTCGTCATTGCGGCGAGTTTATAACGGCTTTTCGCCGCCTATACAGAGCGGCTTTGTATAACAATGAAAACACGCCAAATAGAGTTCTTGACATACGCACCCGCTGCGTATAGTATTCACTCATCATGAGCGTAGACACTTACACGAATCGCGGCGGCCAGACGGTGGTTAGGCTGCATGGTGGTTGCACCGACAAGATCATCGTCGTATTCGACGAGCGCAAAGACGCACTCGCTCTGCTGAAGGCTCTCCGCAAGAGAGTCCGTTAAGAACACAACGCCCCGAGCTGGTGTTACAAGCACCGACCCGAGGCTAACCAAACTGACCTAACAAGGAGGCCAACATGGCTACACCCACTCTAGCAAAAGTTCAGTCCCCTGAAAATCTCAACAGCCCACTGGTCAACGAACTCACCCGCATCATCGAAAAAGTAGAACAACCGAAACCGCCCCAGTCAGAGCCGGACGGCTTCACCATTCCTGATTCCATCCCCACCGATGACCAGCGCCGCGCCCGCAATGCCGCGATGCTGAATGAACTCTGGGCAATCGGCGAAGGCATGAACCTGCAAGCCTTCGAGATTCCGCCGCGCAAAAAACTCGACCCGTTGACCATCGCCTTGAACGGCTTTCCCGACGTGAACACCTACTACGCAGACCGGGAGGGGTACTAGCATGGCAACCGCACAGGTCACGAACCCTCAGCCGGAAGTTCACCATCTCGGGAGAAAGGCACTCCCGGAAAACATTCACTCGCCGATGGACTTGCTTTCTCTCGCCCTCGAAAACAATGCCGCCATCGACGTGATCGAACGGCTGGTCGCGCTGCAAGAGAAAGTGTTGATGCGCGACGCGAAAACCGACTTCAATGACGCCCTGAGCCGGATACAGGCGGCAGTGGCGCGGATCGCACCCGACCTGCTCAACCCGCAGACCAGCTCGAAGTACGCCTCTTACGCGGCGATTGATCGAATCATCCGTCCGCTCTATACCGCCGAAGGCATGAGCCTCTCGTTCTCGCATGGCGACAGCCCGAAGCCCGATCACATCCGCGTGGTTTGTGTGGCTGGCCTCGGATCGTACACCCGGCTCTACCAGATCGACATGCCCACAGATGGTAAGGGGCCGAAGGGCGGCGACGTGATGAGCAAAACCCACGCGACCGCCGCCGCCGACTCCTACGCCAAGCGGTACTTGGTGAAAGACGTATTCAATCTCGCCATCGGGGAAGACGACACCGACGGCAACACGCCCACGAACGGCAAGAGCCGAATCGCTTCCGAGCGCGTCCGGGAATTCTGCCAGAAGATTCTCAAGGCGGAAAACCTGGACGCCATGAAACAGGTCTACTTCGCCGCCTACCGGGAAGCCCATGAACTCGGCGATGCCGCCGCCGAAGATGCTTATGTGCGGGCCAAGGACGAGCGCAGAAAGGGGTTTCCCAATGGCAACCGCTAACCAGCTCTGCGAACAGCGCAGCGACGAGTGGCGGCTGGCCCGCATGGGGAAAGTCACCGCCTCGGCCATCGCCAATGTGCTCTCGAAACCCAAGAAGACCGAGAAAGAAACCGCGGGGCGGGCGAACTACCGCGCTCAACTGATCGCGGAGATTCTGTCCGGGGAACCCTGCGACGATTCCTGGCTCAACAATCTCCGCGCCGTGCAGTGGGGCATCGACAACGAATCCCGCGCCCGTGGCAACTACGAACTCTATCGAGGGTTCCTGGTGGACACCATGGGCTTCTGTGAGCACCCGCGCCTCGAGAACTTCGGCTGCTCCCCGGACGGCCTGGTCTCTGACGACGGCCTGGTGCAGTTCAAATGCCCCAACACAGCCACTCACATTGAATACTTGCTGAAAGGCGAGGTTCCAGCGGAATATCGTTCCCAGATGTTCGCGGAAATGGCGTGCACGGGAAAAGCCTGGTGCGACTTCGTATCGTTCGACCCACGGTTGCCAGCGGACTTGCAGTTGTTCGTCAAACGCCTGCACCGGGACGAGACGCGGATCGCCGAGATCGAGCTGGCGGTTGAGAACTTTTTGGCCGAAGTGAAGGACTACCTGGTGCGGCTGGCTTCACTCAAAGACGATGGGCTGGAAATGATGCTGCACAAATCCGTGGCCCTGGTGAACGCGAAGCGTGGGCCGCAGCCGGTGGTCAAGATCATGGATTCGTTCCGAGAGGAGGTTGGTGGTTTGTAGCACGAGGGGCGCGGCGGGATATATCAAATTTGTTATATTCCCGGGCCGCGCGAGGGGAGCGCAAGCCTGTTACCTTTCCGGTCTGCTACTGAGGGGATGTGGATCGGGCCGAGTGGGGCGCTCCTCTCGCGGAGCCAGGGACAATGAAACGATTTCTTTCTCAGCGCGAAGCTGATCGCTGCGAACAGGCGAAGGAGCCTGCCTGCAAGTGTCGCTGTGGCGGCGCGAAACACGGCGCAAAAAGAGTTCCGAGCAATGGCGACTATTCCGCGCTGCCGATGGATGACCCGCACTATCGCCCGCCGATGAACAGATCGCAGATCATCAGAACTTTGAACGACGCCGCCGTCCGCATGGTCTACCCGCGCCTCGTGAATCGCGACGATTACATTAGGCAGCACGGCTGGGACGCATGGATGGCCCACGACCGAAGCGAACAGAATGCTTTCATGGAAGCGCAGCGGATTTTGGCGGACGCAAAACGGCAGGTTATTAACCCGCGATGATCCGCCGCCGCCCCATCCCCCGCAGCGACTACCACTGGTCAAGGGGAACCAAACCAGTCAACTCCCAGCACTACACCGTGAACTCCTCAAATTCCGTCCGCACCTATTCCGACGGCCGCGAGGTTTGCCAGGAGAACGCCCAGGGCTGGCGGGAATACACGCGCCGGGTGGAAGTGATGGTGCAACGCCAGAACTATCGCTGCTGCCTCTGTAAACGCCGCTTGGCGCGAAACGACGCCACTTTTGAGCACCAACGACGCCGAGGCATGGGTGCAGCCTTCCGGGATGACCGCATTGAAGACGGAGCAGGGAACTCGGTCAACGGGGCGGCGCACTGGGTGTGCAACTCGGAGAAGGGCTGAGTTCGTCCCGGCAATCCGCCACCACTTGCCTGAGCGCATTCGTCATAGCTTCCTCGGGGCTGTCACCCGTTCCCACCCGCAAAAGAAACGGCAAGCCTTCCCAGATCACGGCGACTTCCCAGCGCCCATTCTGGAGAGTCACCTTGACCTGGGAGATTTCGAGTTTGCATGCTTCACTCATTCACGGTTTGACTTCAAAGAACGTCCCGCACCCGCACTTGTAGCCACCCTTCGGCGTTGTTCCCCACAGGTTGCCATTGCCGTCGATCGCTAAAGCGCCGGCCGGAAACGCGCCATCTGGCGGAACGTCCCCGCCGGTGAAGTTGTGCAGCACCTGGAAGGTCACCCCCTTCACCAGCTCAAAAACCGTTCCAAAGCCGAGGCCGCCTTGCGAGGAAGTGCCCCACAGGTTGCCTTGCTTGTCGAACACTAGGGCGCCCTCGGGCACGCCCATATCGGACTGCAAAAGTGAATACACGCCGCCAGCAGAAAGCTCGTACACCGAGCCGCCGGGATCATTGCCTAGGTTCGCAGCATACCCAGTGGTCCCAAAGATGTCGCCTTGCGCGTCAATCGTCACGCCCGCCAGTGGTTGGGCGCCGTCGGATACTCCGCCCTCAAAATTGTGCAGGATGGTTTCGGTCCAGCCGCCTTTCTGGTTCGGGGTCAGCTCAAACAGCGTCCCGCATCCCTCGCCTGGGTCGTAGGAGCAGTTCAAATCACCACCGAATTCCGTGGTGCCGTAGAAATTTCCCTGGTAGAGCGTCAGAGCCGCGACTGGTCCCCATCCGTCCGGCCCAGAGAAGGCATGAATCACTTGCTCGGTCCAGGTGCCGTTGCCGTTGTTCACCAGCTCAAACACCACGCCGCAGTAAACTGTTTGGTTCCCATAGGGGCAGCCGAAATTTCCGCCAGTGTAAGTGGTGCCCCATAGGTTGCCAGCAGCATCGAAGATCAGGTTGGCTTCAGTGGCCCCTGGGCCAATGCCACCATCCGCTCCGCCGGTGAACTGGTAGAGCGCGGTGGCCGGCCAACCGGACTTCGTGGTGTCCACCATGAAGACTTCGCCCGCCGCCAGCCCCTGCGAATTCAGCGGCAGGGGCGTAACTCCGAAAAGCTGTCCCAGGCCATTGGGAGTGAGCGATGCGTAACTGAAGCAGGCCTGGTTGGTGGAGCACTGCGAGCGGTGATCTGCGAGGGCGCCGGGCGTCGCTGAATACACACCACCGTATTGAGTCGAGCTGTAGGCCACCTTGCCCACAATCGCGAGCCCGGCATAGGGATTGACGAAGGGACGATTGCCAGGGACCACGTAGACCTGCTGGTAGGTCTGGGCGAACGCCGAGGCAGCCAGGACGAAGTTCAGGAAGCACAGCGACAGCTTTTTCATGGGAGTTTCTCCTTTGTGGAACAGCGATTTTGTGTACAGCCCTGGGGGAGGACTTCTAGGCGCGGCAGCCATTCTACCTCATGATTTCAGCTCCTTTCGCCAAATTTGTTCGCGGACCTGAGCGACTTTTTCTTCCGCGTGGATCCACCAGTTGTCAGCTTCGCGGCGCCCACGTTTGTAACCGCCGCGGGATCCTGTCTCGTAGCCGACGATGAAGGCCGCGACCAAACATGCGAGGATCCAGAACACAATCCAGAATGTGATCATCGCGGCACCGCCTCCATCTCGCACCGGCAAATCCTTCCTCCGCCCATCGGCTCTCCGCACTCTTTGTCTCCCTGGTGGATGTGACCGCAGCGGGGACAGGTGGAGTCGAGCTCGTGACGGGTTACTTCCCGGCATGGCCTGGAAACGGAGTTGGGGTGGACTTCGGTGCTCATCGGCGGTGATCCGATCCCAGCCCACCAATGACACATTCAGACCATGTGGTCGTCGGCGCTGTCGTAGCCGCAGTCGTCATAACCTCAAACATGACGCCACAGGCTCCGGGAACACGCGGCGGCAGAACTGCAATCTTCGGCATGGGCGGCTCCATGAACATCACGAACAGGCAGAAGACGTACCCCGCCGTGAAACCGATCAGCATTTTCATGCGCCCTCCTCGAAAAAGTGTTTCTGCCGTGCCCGGTGTTCGCCTTGAAACGGATGCTCGCGAAACCAGCTCATGCAGGCGTGGTAGGCTTCCTCGAATCCAGAACCAAACCGTTTCCACAGCGAAACCTTCAGCGCTCGCGGAAGTTGCTGGTAGCAGCGCAGACAGAATGCCGAGCGTTTTCGCTTCGGCTGATTGCAGCCTTCGCAGTGCGTGCCGGTGAAGATCGCGAAGATTTCGGAGGACTCCAATTAAAAAGCCTCTCTCATCGCCTTGAGTACCCGGTCGCTGGTTTCGGTGCGATAGCGCAGCATCGACAGTTCTTCGACGATGAGCCGCAAAAAATCCCGGTTGCTGTCGTGAACATTGAGGTTCTCCGCCATCCGTTTCAAAACTGCGATTCGATCTTCCGCCATTTCATGCCGCCTTCCTTTCCGTGCTGGGCTCGGCCCGCTCACTCAAAGCAAGCGACCAAGGCCAGCGAAATCTTCGTTGGGGGTGGTAGGACTCAGCGCGGAGTTCCGCGTGAATCGAGAGGTCGTGTGGGTAATCGCGCTGGGGACAGGCGCAGGCGAGGGGAACATCGAACGGCTTGAACTTGATTTCCCCGCGCTCCATTTTGGCCGCGAGTTCGGCGCGTTGCCGATCTGTCTCCCGTTTTCCCGCGCTGCGATTGTAGGAACGAGTGCCCAATCCATAGGATCCAGCGAGAGCCGCGAGCCGTTCATCGTTTTCGTGGGCATAGACCGCCGATTTTGCGTGGGCGAATTCGTGATTGCCGTCATGGAAGGCGTCGAGCGTGCAGCCGGGGAAGTCGCAGGGAACTTCGGGGCCAGTGGCGGCGAGTTTGAAGTCGGAGGTCATGCGGAAACCTCCATCTGAGCCGGAAGAAAGCAGCGGGCGATGTGCTGCGCGAGGGGAAAGGGGATTTTAGCCAACATCGCGCTGGCCGCTTTTCGCTTGAGGGAATTCGAGGCGAATAACGCGGGGCCGTAGTCAAACCAATCGGCCGCCCGAACATGCTCAGCGGGATTTGTCAGGTGTCGGGTGTGTGGATGGCCGTCTCGCGCATAGACGCGGGCGGGCAACTTCAACCCTTCCAACCTCCAATGCGGCGTTACTTCGCCGGTTTCGCGGAAGCGGCTCCAGTTCTGACCAAAGACCTTCTGCGATCGAGCAATCGGCATCAGCGCGGGAACGTCGCCCCAGAGAAAGTAACTCCCAAAATGCCAACGGGCCATTCCCACAAATCTCTGAGCGCCGCGAACATTTTCGACGATCAACGGAACGTGTCGGGCGGCCGCTTCGCTTGCTTCGCGCTGAATTCGGAAGCACGCATCGAAAAGGGAATTATCCGGCGGCGGCAGAGACTTGGCGCGACCCCACGGCATAGCGCGATAGCTATACTGCTGGCAAGGTGGCGAGGCCACGATCACACTGGCGTCGCAAAATTCCGAACCGTCGACCGCGAGTACATCCGCAAGCACCAGCTCACCTGGATAACCGCCCGTGCCGTAGTCGTGGCGCTCCACGTCGAACCCGATGACGCGATAGCCTTCCGCGAGAAATCCCTCTGCCCATCCGCCAAGCCCGCAGTAGAGATCAATGCAGAGAGGTTTCACGACGCCCTCACAGTCATCCGGCACGGCCTCGGTTTCTCGAAACTCACCACCTTCGCCGGACGATGTTGGGCAGGGACCCGGCGGGCTCTCGCCAGCTTTCCCCCTGCGTAGATGACGATCCCAAAGACGCCCGGAAGCAACCCGGTGTAGAGGCCGCATTTAAGAATCGCCTCCGCGAAGAGCAGTAGGTTTTGCATCACCGTCTTTGCCCTCTCTTCCCGAAAAGGATGTCTGCCGCCGCAGAGAGATCGCCGAGCGCTTGAATCACGCATCGCAGGGTGTAATCGTCATCGGGAGCACGCCCACGGCCGGGAGGTTTGGACTCTTCGCGGATATTCAACTCAAAGACGGCGCGATTTATGGCGGTTTGCGCGTTAACGAGCTGCTGGCCGCACCGATCTGTCCGCGTGTCCGGCATTTCACGCCACCTCGCTCACCGTTCTCGTGAACGGTTCCACTCGTTCCTCCCCACATCCCAGACACACTCCCATACGGCCTCCGTCGAATTCGAAGATTTCGACAAAGACTTTCTCGC